ACATTGCTTACATTCTGTATGAACACACCAAAAACAAATCTACGCCAGCGTGTGGGATTGTTTGGTGCTAATGATGGTGTATTCTTTGAAAACGATGGCACATATAACTATATGGTCATTCGTTCAGCATCTACTGGTGTAGAAGAAAGAGTAAGACAAGATGCTTGGAATGGTGATAGATTGAATGGCGCCGGTGGAGCAAACAATCCATCAGGCATCACTTTATATCCAGACCGCACACAGATTTATTATGCTGATGTTGAATGGTTAGGTGTAGGTAATGTTCGTGTAGGGTTCGTGATAAACGGTCAATTTATACTTTGCCATACATTCCAACATGCTAACCAAACTGGCAACACTAAAGTCTATATGACTACTGCTACATTGCCCGTACGCTATGAAATCACAAACACAGGTGCTACCAGTGGTGCTAGCATGATGACACAGATTTGTAGCACAGTGATCAGTGAAGGTGGATATAACAGTTTTGGTACTACTCAAACAGCAGGTACTGGTACTACAACAAAAAGACTAGCAAGTGCCAACACTTACTATCCTATCGTGAGTATAAGATTAGCACCTACTAGATTGGATAGTATTGTTTTTCCTAGACAAATAGATGTATTGAGTCCTACAGTAAATTATTATCGTTGGACATTACTACTCAATCCCACATTGACTGGTGCAACTTGGGCAGGCACAAGTCCAACCGGAACAGTCCAATACGATTTGGCGGCCACTGCTATAAGTGGGGGTATAGAAATACAGTCAGGATATGCTAGTTCCAGAGAACTAGTAGAGTTGAGTGCGATTGATTTCTTCCAATTCCAATTAGGCAGAACATTAGCAGGTGTCAGCGATGTAGTGACACTGGCACTGGCTGCGACATCAAACAACGCTGATGTATTATCACAATTAGGCTGGCAAGAATTGACTTGATGGGGAGCATAAGACTTACCAACAAATAATAACTATAAGGTGAGAAAAATGAAGAAGTTTTTGATAATTATACCATTGATATTATTAGCAGGATGTGAAGGACATTATCGTTATCCATGCCAAGACCCTGCTAATTGGAATAAAACTGAATGTAACAACGAAGTTTGTGCTGCTGAAGGTGTCTGCACAGAAAATGTAACTGGTCGTAAACCGGTATTAACACCAGAAGAAAAATCTGATTCACAGGAACAGGTTTCTGAAGCAGAAGAGCAACCAAGCATAAGTACTAAACAAAGTCGAGTAGATAAAGTAGAAGATATGCAGGAAGAAAAACAAGAAATTGCTGCTGGTAATAGTGAACTTGAACGAGACATGATAGGATTCGAATCAGCAGAACAACCTGTAACTATGGATACTATAGTTGAAACGACAGAACATAACGAAGCAATAAAATAAGAGGTATTTTATGTCAAGATATACAGAACAAGAACTAAACGCTAGAATGCGCTTTACAATTGGCATATTGCTTGCCACTTGTTTAGTTGGTATAGTATTTGTAGTTCTATATTCATTGATTTTTGTAACTCAACCAATTGGTCAGCAAAGTCCTAATGATGCTGAATTCTTTAAGTTGATTACACCAATCGCAACATTTTTAACTGGTATACTATCAGGTATTATGCTCGGTAAAACCGATCATAAAGACGGTGAAAAGAAGAATGATACACCTGAATTAGAACCTGCTAAAGAACCTAGAGAATTAGATAACGAAGATACAATAGCATAAACACTATGAGTCTAAAATCATTACAGCAAAAAATAGGTGTAGCGGCTACAGGAGTATGGGAACAAAATACTTTTAAAGCCGCTATGGCGTATTATAAGTTTACGCCTGCTAGAGCCGCACATTTCTTTGCACAAACTGCACATGAAACAGGCGGATTTAAAGCGTTTACTGAAAATCTAAACTATAATGCTGCCGGACTAATGGGTATATTTAAAAAATATTTCCCAGATATGGCTACAGCAAATCGCTATGCTAGACAACCAGAAAAGATAGCCAACCGTGTTTATGGTAATCGCATGGGCAATGGTCCAGAGGCTAGCGGCGATGGTTGGCGTTATCGTGGTCGAGGCGCATTACAGTTGACTGGTCGTGATAATTATGCGGCTTTTGCCAAATATGCTAATCGTCCCGATGTCATGAGTAACCCTGATTTAGTCGCTACAGAACTGGCATTTGAAAGTGCTATGTTTTTCTTTGAAAGAAATAAGTTATGGGCTATTTGCGATCAAGGAATAAGCGATAGTTCTATATTAGCATTGACTAAAAGAATCAATGGCGGCACACATGGTCTTGCTGACCGTAGTGAAAAGACTAAAAAATATTTCTTATGGACAGCGGGTGCACCTGTTATAGCAACAGCAACAACAGTGGCTCCATCTATACCGGCAAAACCTGCTGTTACTATCACACCAAACATGCAACTTAGCCCGCACTTTAAACTCAGTGAGTTTACTAGAAGTGAAACTGCCATGAGAAGACGCATAGATAATACACCTAGCCCCGCACATATAGAAAATCTACGCAAAGTCTGTGAGAAAATATTAGAACCCGTGCGTAATCATTTTGGCAAACCCGTTCGTATAAACAGTGGCTATCGCGGCCCAGCATTAAACGCAGCAGTTGGTGGTAGTAGTAAGAGTCAACATTGCAATGGTGAAGCGGTTGATTTTGAAATAGATGGATTAGCCAATCCTGTATTGGCTCGTTGGGTAGCAGATAATTGTGAGTTTGATCAAATAATACTTGAGTTTTATGATCCCAAAGAAGGACCAAATAGCGGGTGGGTTCATGCATCATATACCAGTACTGGTACGAACCGTAAACAAACACTTACAGCAGTAACAGAAAAGGGAAAAACTGTTTACAAACCGGGTTTTTTGGCATGAGTGATGTATGGCGGATACGAATACCTTAATAAAAACAGCCTACACAAAAACGATATTTCAAACTAGTCAAGAACTTGATGATTTTTGGAAGTGTTGCGACCCACAAACAGGTTATCTATATTTCATGGATAACTTTTTCTATATACAACATCCTACTAGGGGTAGCATGTTGTATCATCCATATGAATATCAAAAACGACTAATTGATACATATCACAATTATCGTTATAGCATCGCACTCATGCCTCGTCAGAGTGGTAAGACAACAAGTGCTGCTGGCTATCTATTGTGGTATGCTATGTTCGTGCCAGACAGCACAATACTAATTGCGGCACACAAATATGCTGGTGCGCAAGAAATCATGCAACGCATACGCTATGCCTATGAAAACTGTCCTATGCATATCAAAGCAGGGGTAGCAACATATAATAAAGGCAGTTTGTTCTTTGATAATGGTAGCCGTATTGTATCAGCTACGACAACTGAAAATACTGGTCGTGGTATGAGTATCACATTGTTATATCTTGACGAGTTCGCATTCGTAAGACCAACAATAGCAGAACAGTTTTGGACATCTATTACACCAACATTAGCAACTGGTGGTAAGGCTATCATTACCTCTACCCCAAACAGTGACGAAGATCAGTTTGCATTGATATGGAAAGGTGCTAACAAGTGTGAAGATGATTATGGTAATAAAACAGATGTGGGTGTCAACGGATTCAAAGCATATAGATCATATTGGAATGAACAGCCCGGTCGTGATGAAGCATGGGCCGAACAGATGCGCAGTCAACTGGGCCTTGACCGTTTCAATCGTGAAATCGGTTGCGAATTCATTATCGCCGATGAAACCTTGATCAATCCAAACACACTAATACAACTTGAGGGAACAGAACCCGTAGACCGTATGGGTCAAGTTCGTTGGTATAAGAAGCCCACAAAGGGCAATATCTATGTAGTTGGGCTAGACCCAAGTCTTGGTACAGGCAGTGACCCCGCTGCTATACAGATTTTCGAAGCAAACACTACAGAACAGATCGGGGAATGGAAACACAATAAAACTGAGATACCTCAGCAAATAAAACTACTAGCAGAAATAAACAAGTATATCGTTGAATGCACCAACGAACCCAATAATTTATACTATAGTTTAGAAAACAACAGTATAGGTGAAGCAGCACTAATATCACTTAATGAATTTGGTGAAACTAACATTCCGGGTATATTCTTTAGTGAATATGGTAAAAAGCGAAAAGGGTTCAACACCAGTCACAAGGTCAAACTCACATCATGTGCTAAATTCAAGACATTATTAGAAACTAAAAAAATGAAATTGTATAGTCGCTCGTTAATCAGCGAACTTAAGACTTTTGTTGCACTAGGTGGAAGTTATAGTGCTAAAATAGGGGAAACAGACGATTTGGTCATGGCTACTTTATTAGTAGTACGGATGATACAACAGTTATCAGACTTTCATTATAGTCTTGAAGCACATTTACGAGACCATGAAGAAATCATACAACCGTTGCCCTTCTTTGCTGTACTAAGTTAGGTATAATGGACTAAATACAATATGCCTATTAATAACGAGACACTAAACAAACATTTGTATGATGCTCTAAGATCTAGAGGATATGACCCTATTTCTTTAAACAGCAAGGGAAATCCTAGCAACGAAGTAGAAAAAGCAGATGTTTTTCGATTTTCAGTAAAGAACAATGAGGGTAAATTAGTTCCTGCTTGGGCAACAATCGAAGGTCCTGAACTAGTGTTATATACAGACGATAACTTTTCTGATGTAGTTGATTTTGACTCTTTCGTTAGATATATGAAAAATTGGGCACAACGAAAATTACTAGGTTTTAATATTACCAATAAAGACCATTTGAGGTATGACATGCAAAAAAGAACCAATGCAAAACAAAAAGAAAATTTGGGCGAAGGATATTATCCTATCAATAAGAAAACAAGTTACAACGATAATATACCTCAGGTAAAAATTGTCATTAATCATACAAGACAACTAGACGAAAACGAACAGCGTTTTCGTTATGTAGATAAAATATTTTTAGAAAATACAAACGGAGAGAGGTTTTTACTACCAACAAAAAGACCCGGAATAGCAAGAGTTTATGCAAGACATGTTGCTGAGGGCGGGGTGCCAAACGATGATAAGTGGAATCATATCAAAGGATTGGTAGAAGAATATACTAAAATGGCTGGGTTTGTGCGCGCCACAAGAAGAGGCCAATTTAATGAACAAGCAGTTAAATTAGTTAATGAAGGTTTAAAACATTATAATAGTCTAAAGATGACACTACAGGGATTGACCTCACAAAGAGGTTATAATAAGTATTTCGAATCTTATACACCTGTACTAAATGAAGAAACTGAAGAAAACTACAGTATCAATGAACTTTTCGTACAGGAAAAACTAGACCCAAGAATAGAATCTGTAATGCCAATATTAAACAGATTAAGCAAAAACATAGTAGAGATGGCAGAAGTAAATGAATTGAAAGACTGGACTAAATCATTGATAGGTGATATACCAGAAGAACCAATATCTGAGGCATCCTTAGGTAAGTTTGATGATGTCAAATATCATGATTATGAAGTAATTAAAAACGGAAGAGCCATTGGCACATGGAATGGAGAAAAATTTACTCCTTTTGATAGAACCATTTACAAATTTAGAGATAGTGACAGTATTCCTGCAGGTAGCAAAGTAAATTATGCAGGTGGCCCAGTCACAGACAGACAACTTGGTCTAAGAAAAATAGGTTTAGAAGAAAATTCAAAGTCAGAAAGACCATATGTGTGTGTACATGCTAAAAAGGGTAAGTATGAGTGCAGTGCTAATTCTTCACATGAAGCAGCACAAAAGGCTGCGAAAAACTGGAAATTGAAGTCTACAGCAGGCATCGATGTTCATTTGGCAGATGTAAAACATTCTACACAGCACATAGGTGAACAGAAAAATAAAGTAGTAGATGATAAGCAATGCGCAACAGATGTTGCCAGCAGGCTTAGTAAAAAAAAAGGTCTGACATCTACTGACATCATCGATGAGATAGAAAACTACAAAACTCAAAAATTATTATCTGGCTCAAAATGCAACTTTGATACTTTAGGGGTTTTGCAACTTGTAAAAGACAAGTTAAAAGATGTTTCTGAAGATATAAGCAAAACACCAGAAAAAAATATTGCTAATTCTTATGATAATATTACTGAATCTATTAGTGCAAAACGCGACTCATATACCGGACAAATTGTAATATTTGATAATAATAAATTAATTGGTATGTTAGAAGAGTGGGGTGAAGAGGGGAGAATTTCTGATAATTTGGGCGCGTGGGTTTTCCAACACCCCAAATATAAAAAATCACCGGCACAGCAAAGTTTTTATAATGAGTTAGATGATAATTGGAAAAAATTACAAATCGCCGACGGTTACCTCGAACCCCCGCCCCTAAGTCATATTGATATATATACTCATCCATACGAAGAAGAAGACCAAGAACTTTATGACCTTCACAATGAGACTTTTTTAGGAAATTTTCCAGATAAATTTAAAGCAACAAATGCAATCATTAAATGGTACAAGTTAAGAGATAAAAAACAAGACCATTTGTATGTTTCTGAAGACATAAGCAAGTCACAAAAAAGAGTAGGTCAATTAGGACCTACACAACCTGCAAGGCATATTAGTCCTGTATTAGGCAAAAAACCAAAACAGCATCCTTTCAAAGGAAAGTTGGTCGGTGGTTCATAACTATATTTAGGAATTAATATGTATCCCGATCTAATCGAAATACCATCTGAACATGTTCCTAATCTGACAGGTGTTTTTTATAATAATAAAAAAATTGGATCCATTGCCAAAGGACACGGATATATTTCGAATGATGATTACAAAAACAAACAACTTTATTTTAAAACCTATGTTTATGATGGAGATGAATTTTCTACTTTGGGTTACTACAAAACTCACGATGAAGCGATCAACGCAATACAAAAATATCACTTTCCAGTCTATAGAGGAGAAAAGGTTACTTATTCCCTTTCCCTACAAAATGATATTAGAATTTTAAAAAATGATTCAGTAATAGGACTTGTTTCAAAATTTGATAAATTTGAAGGGTCAGATAGACCCGTGTATATGGCATTTAGTGCTTTACCTAACGAGAAAGGCGGCGGAGCAAAACATCTTAGAAAAATAGGAAACTTTGAATCTTTTAGTCAGGCTGTTCAAGCAATTATTACTCAAAACAAGCCTAATACAAACTTGAGTGAATCAAAATTTAGTGCAGAAAAAGTAAGTGATACTACTGTTAAAGTAACATATGATGATACAACTATAGGAACAATTAGTATCATTTTTTTAAATGGTAAATATCGTTATGTTCCATATGGTTTACATCTAAACAAAAATATCAATCAACATTTTTGGACAATGTTAAAACCAGAGGGTGTGTTAAATCAAGCAATCAAAAATGTATTAGACTGGTATAAAGATAGGTATAATATTAAAGAAAATCACACTGATATATCTGAGTCAGTACCATATATCAATGAAGGAAAGATAAGAGCAGTAAAAGTCAATGATCCAAGAGATTTTACATTTGGATCTCATTATGAATTTAGGATATACGATGACTTTGAATGGATTGGGATAGTAGGAGTAAAAGAAAATTGTGAAAAACGGTATGGTCCTTTCGTAGTTGCAAAAGATGATAGAGTTGTAAAACATAGCGGTTATGGCAGCCATAATTATGGCTTCCATTATTTAGGTGGAGAAAAGGTTTTAAATGTAGCAATCAAAAAAATATTAGATTGGCATAAACGACAAGATAGTTCAAAAACAGATATTGCTGAAAATGCTAATAGATATACTACTAAAACACAAGAAGATATAGTAAGGGTATACGATAACGGTGTAGAAATTGGTTATGTAAGAAGATCTATAGACCCAGTAGATAATAAAACTCATTATTGGGCTTACCTATCTCCTAAAGATGGTGATATATATATAGGTCTCCATTCAACTCTTAATAAGGCTATAAAAACTATAATAATAATAAATACACCACCCGATAGAGTTATTATAGATGAAAATTCTGACTATAATTCCTATAAAGCAAAAAAAGATACCCTTGACGATAACTATACAATAATATATAAGGACGGGTTAGAAATTGGGCGTATCAAAAAAGTAAATGAACATATCTATGGTCCTAACCCGTTATACATGGTATTCAAAAACTATGCTCCTGATTTTGAGAGATACCCGTTCGAATATCAATACGATAGTTATGGCGCATTTGAGACTTTTGCTAAAGCAGTACAGAAATTAATAGACTTAGAACCCAGATACAAATATGGTAAAAAACCATTCACTGAAAACACAAATGAAAATGACGAAAGTTCTACATATACAGCGAAGAGAGATGAAAAATTTCCCACCGAAACAATCATATATAAGAATGGATTACAAATTGGTCGTATCAAAAAATGGAATGAAAATAGTCTTAATCCATCGTTTATAGTCTTCAAATACCATGGTCCCATAGATACAATTTATAATTATGGTGGATTTGAGACTTTTGCTAAAGCAGTACAAAAATTAATAGAGTTAGAATCCAAACATAGCGAAAAAAAGACTACTGAAAACATAAGTGAAAGCAACAAAAAAAGTGTGGATTACAGAGTAGTTCCTGCAGGCAAAGATTCATTTGGAGATAAATTTGATATATTTGCTAACGATGCTCTGATAGGACAACTTACTAGACCGCATGCAACAAATACAATTTTTACAAACAAACGGTATAATTATGACCCAATGCGTCTAATGTCCGGGATAAGAAGTTTGGCTGTAGGCTTTAAGCGACATGATAGTTTAAAGAACGCAATAAAAGATGTTATTGATTCATATAATGAATTTAGGCGTATTTATAAGCCATATTTTTTCATAGATTTTATTCAGTCAGGTGTACCTGGTATTATAAAAACTGTTCATGCATCAGACGATGAAATAGGTAGATTTTATAAAGTTGGGAATCTATATCGTACTTATTACAATATGGATGATTATAAACCTAAAGAAAATAATTTTAGAAAAGAAATTGATGCAGCACTGTACCTAATATCAAGATTTTTAGAACATCATAATATAGACGCAACAATAAATACAAATCAATTGAAAAAAAGATTGAGAGATATGAATAAACAATCCAAAAATAAAAACATCGAAGAAAGTTCTCAATCTGATACTCAACCAAAGTTTAGGATAGAACGCTACCACGAAAACGATGAAGATATAATTTATGTAGTTAGAAAAAATGAACAACGAATCGGAAGAATAACATATTCAAAATATGAAAATTTTTATTCTAGCAGAACATATAGTGATCTCACAGCGCATGGTACTCCTGTGATGATATTTGACAATTTAACAGATTCAATAAAAATGATACTAGACCCATTAAACATGAAATGGAAAGAAATTAGTAGAAGTCAACACAAAAACCTTTTCAAAAATAACCGTATAACAGAATCAAAAGAAAATTCTGAATCTGATATTCAACCAAAGTTTAGGATAGAACGCTATTACGAAGATAAAGATGAAGTTGCTTACTATGTTTATAAAAACAATGTAATAGTTGGAAAAATAGAATATTTTAAAGGCACTACTTTTTATCTCAGCAATGCATATCATTTAGGGTCAAAAATATTTGACAATTTAACAGATTCAATAAAAATGATACTAGATCCAACAAACAAAAAATGGAAAGAAATTAGTAGAAGTCAACAAGAAAAACTTAGAAAGGCTAATCGTATAACAGAATCAAAAGAAAATTCTCAATCTGATACTCGGTCAAAGTTTAGTGTAGAACGCTGGCACGAAAATAAATTTCATATAATTTATAGTGTTAAGAAAAATAGTATAGAAATTGGAAAAATAGATTATATTAAAAATTCAAATTGTTATTACAGCAGATCATCGCGGGCAACACTTATAGGGGAAAGTACGAAAATATTTGACAATTTAACAGATGCAATAAAAATGATACTAGATCCAACAAACAAAAAATGGAAAGAAATTAGCAAAAGGCAAGAAGAAAAACTTGGTCTCATGACAGAATCAAATAAATCAAACAACGATGTTGCTTACACTGTTAAACATATATCTAATACGAAATCTTATCTTATGGCTAATAATAAGATAATAGGAGAATTACTTAGAGATATAAAGGGCGGGAAAACACACGCTACTGGTTATTATAGTAAAAATACTTATACTTTGCCAGTATGGGGCAAAGCTGCTGCAACTTGGCAAACTTTCGATTCTTTACTTGACGGTGTTAAGTTCTTGATTCATCGATATAAAGAGTTTATAAATAATTTTAACCCACAGTTTCTTGTCGAACAACATAACGACATATTTGTAGTTAAAGTAGCATCAGATTTTGATGGATATTATCACTACAATGTTTTTACACAAATAAGTTGCTGGTTCAACTATCGAACTGGTAAAAATAAATACACTGTAGATTGGCAATACAATACTGTTACTAAACAAAGATTTACAGGAAACACTCTTTATGATGCTGTTATAGTCAGCATCGAAAAATTCTTAGATAAATTTAAAATCAAAGCCAACATAGATTATGATGGTATCAAAAGGCAAATAGATGAATTGTTGTCTGGTTCGAATCAACACAAAGAATTGACTGAAAATTCTGATCAGAGTGTCAAATACACAGTATATAGAACAACCCCAAATAAAACTACATCGCCTCTGTACAATCCGCCCTATTTTGTGTATGCAAACGGAAGAGAAATAGGTAATGTTCTTGCAAGAGAGGAAGATAATGCGTACTACGCTAGGTCTTATTATACAAAAGACCCAAAAGAATATAGCATTGATATACATAGACATGTTGGTAAAGAAAAAGAAGAGTTTAATAAATTAACTCATGCTATAAAATTCATTATAGACATTTATAAAAACTTTAGAGAAAAATTTACTGTAGATTTAGATCTAAAACAAGATTTTGGGTCTACCTATAGTGCTACCTATAAAGTTAGCGCAAATAATAATACTATAGCAACTATTTCAAGATATGCTAACGACCTTAAAAAAATATACTATGTTTATGGATTAACTGACTCCCCGTCAATACAACATGTTAGAACGATACATGATGCAGTCACCAGCATAGTAAAAATATTCAAAAAAGAATACGACCTAACAGATGAAAAAATCGATTATAGCAAGTTAAACGCTAAATTAGAGCAATTTAAAAATGATTAAGTTACATATAGATAAAGAAAGACATTTCATGAAGGGTAGTATACTTGATCCTGACTTCGACCATTGGGTAGGCTATGATAGAATAGTATTTTATAATGTGTACATGAATAATAAAAAAATAGGAGTAGTGCAAAATTACTATAAAGGCGAGAATCTATTATCTGTATCAAGGCCCTATTTTTGGGAACCTAGCCAAGACGCTTTTAAAGCAGGACGAGAACATTCTTTACACACTGCTATTAAAAAACTTGTTTATTTAGTATCTTGGCGAGACAAACATTTAATAAAAGAAGAATCAACTGATAATACAGAAAACGATAATTATAAGATAACCAGAGTAGAAAAAAATTATCCTGTACCAAGACACCTTTATAGTATAAAATGGGACAAACAAATAAAGTATGAAATATATTTTGGTTCAAGAAATTTGGGCTATGTCAATACTCTATTTCTAAATAATGAAATGTTAGGTTCACCGCATGGTTATTTGTATACATATATTGATGAAAATTCTCAGGTTGTAGATTACGGAAGTTTGTCCTCATTGAAACTAGCGATACAACATCTTATAAAAAAATTCGAAAATGATAATAAGTCTGATCAAGTAGAAGAATCAATTGATAATACACAAAACAATAATTATAGAGTAAACAGAGTAGAAGTAAATCATGAAAGGGCACTCGCACGATATAGAGACGGTATACTTATTCATTTTGACAAACAAGTAAATTATCAGATATATTTTGGTTCAAAAAAACTTGGATATGTCACTACTTTATTTCTAAATAATGCAATGCTAGACTTACCGGAAGGTTCATATCTATATAAATATTATGGCCCTATTGATGTGAGATATGACCCTTTTAGTCTCAAAGCCGCACAGTCATTGAACCTAGCGATACAAAATATCATAAAGAAGTATCACAAAAGTCTTTATAAGACCAAGCCGGTAAAAGAAAATGCATCGAACAACTTTTCGGATACAACAACAGCGTCAGTTAGTACACAAATAATCTCCGCTCATACTACACTAAAGCCCGTTATCGAAAAAATTATAACTATCAAAAGAAATGGAATAACATTAGGTAAGGTAACTTGTCATTATAATATGGATAATACGATTCATACTGGTATGTTTAACTATCCAAATTTCTTTAAATGGGATGCTTGGCTAATTGATAAACAATTATATCTTGCTGGCTATGTTGATTCATTGCCTAAGGCAATTAAAAAAATATTAAATTTTCATAAAAATCCACACGACGAACTCAACGAAGCATCAGAAACTTCAGGCAACTATCATGTAGAAAGAGATTCAGATAATTGGGGCAATACTTTTTATCATATATATAAAACAACGAAAAAACAAGGCAGCAGTGCCATTATAAATAACAAACTTGGCATAGTAACATACAATACGGAAAACAATCTTTGGTCCTGCAATGTAATAGATAGCAAAAACATGTATTATGGATTAGGTTTTTGTAAAAATCTAAATACATGTATAGCAAAAGTCATTGATTGGCACAAAGAATTTGATAGTGTTACACTATCATCACCCAATATAACCATTAAACAATTAGAAACAAAAAAGGTTCTGCGAGGTAACGAACGAGTAGACCAAACCACAGAAGGAGTCTACTACAAAAATACACTTATAGGAAAAATAATTAAAACGGACATTGCTGATGAACCTTATTTTTGGAAAGTCACATTAGAAAACAGAATTCTATATGGCCGTGAAAGAGAAGGTTCAGCAGATACCAAAGAAAGAGCATTATATCGTATACTTTCATGGCATCACGGGCAGGTTACTTTTCAGGATATGCAGGCAACGACATGACACATACTAACGAAAACAACATGCAAAATACATCAGACTATCAAATTAAGATAGTAGATGTGCCTGTTCCAATAACACTAAGTACTAACCCGTATGCTCCTATCGATGATACCTATGAATATATAAAAAGAACGCATAATATATATTTTAAAGATAAAAAAATAGGTATGGTTTACTGTTATTTAAGAAAAGACGGCACCATTGATCCCCTAGCAATTATGGGCTATATGTACGGATGGGTATCTCTTAAAATGACACATACACAGCTGCGAGACGGTGGTGCGACAGATTCGCTAAAAGACGGAATACAAAAAGTAATTAACAGTCATTTACCTGACTTAAGTAAAACAAATGAACAAGCATCTAGTAGAAAAAATAAAACCGATTTTAAAGTACGAAAAAGAGCAGGCAAACATCGACACACACAATTACAATATCTTTATTATGAAGTATTCTATAAAAATAAGTATAGAATTGGACTCATAATGCCTACTGTAGGTAAAAGAGAGTTTACATACCATGCATCTGTTAACAGGCCAGGGCGAGGCACATCGCCGCAACCAGGAGAAAAGGTACCATTAATACAATATGATTGGGAAGCACTTGGTCCAAAAACTATGAAATTATTAGGATATGGGTCTGAAGATGGTTTAAACAAAGCAATACAACACATATTACAAGCATTCAACACTGAAATGTCTGAAATAAGTAATTCTGATGACCCCGATTGGATTAAAAGAAACTTAAGCGAAGATGAAAAATTAAACAAATCAGACTTTAAAGTAGTTAGAAAGAGGGAACGACTTAGTCCGACTGACAACAGATTTGTAATTCTTTTTTATATTTATTATAAAAGAAAATTATTAGGATATGTTGCTTATATTGAAAATTACGACGGTATCGCTATTCCTGATGCGCAAAACAACAAAATGTTTCTTTGGCTGATGAATCGAAATAATAACACAGGTGGCTATTCGAATTCTATGTCAGAATGTATAGCCAATATAATAAAAAACGCAAAAAAGACACGCAAAATTAAAGAAAATATTATAAACGACAGCAAAAATAAAAAATCAGACTTTAATATAATTAAGACAAATTTTCCACTTGAGGGACCCTACAGTAAATCTACCGATTTTATAATATTTTTTGACATTTATTATAAAAATAAAAAAATTGGGCGTTTTTCTTATAAAACTATAAATGGCACTGCTGTTCCTAATTGGTTCAATGATAAAATGTTTACATGGAGCGCAAGTTCTACTTGGGATGACCATATATCTGGTCATTCAAATTCTATGAAAGAATGCATAACTAAAATAATAGAAATTGCAAAAAAGAAACGCAAAATCAAAGAAAATATTGAAAACAATTCTGGTTTTTTTGTAAAAACAAGCAAACACAAAGTAAGATCAAAAAATTACACACACCCCGTGGATTTAACAATATATACATATCAATTATATAAGGATCTTTATTATTTGGGTTCAGTAGTTTACCATGTGCATGAGTCAGATAAGGATGTCATCCCAGTAGATAATGAATATAACACACCTTATATATGGGATATAGGAACTGATTTACATTGGGATTTAATGGTCCTACCGACTCGTAGTAAAGTACGGGGAGGATGTAATTCAATAAAAGAGGGATTTCAAAAAATCATTGAAATATATGAATATGTCATGAACCACCCTGATTATCTCAACAAAAGTCCCCGCCGGCACTTAAAAGATTCATCAACAAAGGAATATTGAACATGAGTAATATTACTAAAAAACCGCCACTCTATAGTGTTGTAAGAGAAATCTATGTTCAGCACCCTAGAAATGAGTATGTTACATACAAAGTTTTTCGCCGTACCAGAGAAATAGGTTTTGTACGAGCAAAAAATGTAATAGTAAATATGCCCTGGAGTCAAATAGGCGTTAGGTCAAGTTATTGGAAAGACAATATAGGTAGCGGATACTATTATTGGAAATCAATGATTAGAAAAAGTAAGTATGGACTAGCAAATGACTTGAAAGAAGCAATAAAAATAATAATAGAAATCGACAATGAAAAAAGAAATATAAGAGAACAAGATGACAAATCAAACACTGGGTTCAATATAGTTACTAAACTATCTGATTTCGATTATGGTACTTGGAGCGAGATTGACAATCCTAATATTAGACATAAATATTACATAGTTTATTATAAAGACACGATGTTAGGTGCAGTACTAGTTGTAGTCAATAAAAAAGATGGTACTATTCTTAATAATTATTGGAATAATACTGAGGAGCCTTATAATTGGAAAATTAATCCTAATCCATGGAAAATAGACGGGAACGAGATAGATAATCTATACAACGGGGGAGTAACCAAAACATTGAAAGACTCTATTTTAAAGATAATAGACAGACACAAAAACTATTTAAGAGTAAAGTATTATTTACCATGACAGACAATATTCCATCTAAAATTATAATTTCTGGCCCTGTGACAAATGCAAGTTCAGCTGGCGGCATTCAGAGTAAAACATGGAAGCTTTACTGCAACCTTGACCCTAACGACCCTGGTAATGCAAGATTTTTTCAAAATATGTGGCCCGGCAGCCCACAGGAAGAATTTGTCAATAAGCATGGTTACGGTAAACAATTTATGGGATCAATAAGGGCATTATTTAATAAAGACGGAGTTATATTACCGTTAGATATGTACGATAATTACTATACTTTTGAAGTAATGCAATATGAACTTTCATCCGCTCCAAGAAATGTAAAGACAATTCATGAAGCAATAAAAGAAATTATACACCGGTTTAAAAGATATAACCGTTGGCGCGACACAAACGAATCACTAGATTTAGTAGAAAACAATGATTTACAATACACAATTGACAAATCAACCTCAACAATAACGAGCATTCGGGGAAGTTTTGCGGGTCGTGTAGATACTTGGTTATTAAATTATGGTCATGAAACCATTGGCATAATTAAAGCAGAATTTGATAAGTATGGAGTTATAGTGCCGGTACTTGCGACGGTACTTGCGAATGATACCGAAAAAACACATTATTATGATTATCAAGTATTACATAACAGACGCACTAAAATCAGAAATACTGCAACTACAATATATAATGCAATAGAAGACATCATAAATTGGTATAAACAATTTTCAAAAACTGATGAATCAATAGAGTTAGCAGAAAACAATATTTCAAAGACAGATAACATGCCAACTAAAATTGCACTTGTTGGTCCTAATATATTTCAACTTGATACTGATGGGAACCGCAGAAAAACATGGGCTCTTTACCGTTATTACAAACTTAATGACCCTAGCGACCCCATTAGTTTAAATTATTTCGACAGGTTGAAATGGAAGAGCAGTAGTAGCCCAGAGGTAAAATATTTTATAGAACATGGTTATGGTCGAGAATTAATGGGAGAGATATATGCAAACTTTGATAAATATGATGTTCCGTTACCAATAGGTGAATCAGGCGATCACTACCGTGTTGAAGCAAGTCTGTTTTCAGAGCGCACCGAAGAACATCATTTAAATGATGTAGGTGAAGCAAAGACACTAATAGAAGCAATAAAAATATGTACAAATGCGTTTAACAATTGTCCAAGCCGTACGGGTCGTCTGAGAGAATCAATAGAGTTAGTAGAAAACAACAATCCAGAATACAGTATCACAAGACAAGTAAATAACAAAGTATGGTCATTAAGCCAATATAAACATATTGGTAGTGTTGTTTATAAATTGTATTTTAGAGAAGACCATAATAGTTATAAACTTATAGGAAAAATAGAATCTTATATTTTAGAGGGTAATACAATAGATGCTAATTATTTTGTTTCGAACATACCACCATACGATCCCTATATGTACAGGGGTTACCCAGTAGATGATCACGGTGCCGAACTGCGCACTAAAACAAAGTTCTCAAATTCTCTAAACGATTTGATTAGGCAGTTCATTGAATATCATAAAAACTTACAAAATCTTAACGAAATTAAAAGCGATAAAAAGCAAAATAACAAATCAGAATTTCGTGTTGAAAAAAGTGTTGTAAATGATGGCGGTGGCTGGGAAACTATGTATTATACTATACATCATAATAACACTCCTATAGCCAGAATTCAGTACGCACAAAAAGAAGGTGTACCTCAAACAGACCGTTGGCAAAATAAGATGTATATTTGGCAAATAATTGCTACTGATTTGGCTATAATTAATACGCTTGGCACGACGGATTCTTTAAATGACGCAGTTAAAAAAATATTGTCTATATATAACACACATAGAAAAATAACAGAAAATTCAAATGAAGAAAAAAATACTACAGGTTTTAAAATATACTCAACAATAGAAACCGGTCCAAAAACTGATGGGCAGTCTAGAAATGTTTATTATAACGGCAAATATTTAGGAAGAATTTTATCTGAACTGAACAAAAATGATGGTACTGCGATTTCAAATGCATTCGATAATAGGTATCAGTACAAATGGATGGCGGTAGATAGTGATTTTAGAGGTCCAATAATATTACGCTCTGGTAATACTGATTCATTGACTTTTGCTATGCAAGCAATATTAGATAGTCATAGAGCAAATAAAACATTAAAAGAAAACTCAAACAACGAAAAAAATAATACAGGTTTTTTTAAAATATACTCAAAAATAGAAAACGGCCCAAAAACTGATTTGCAGACTAGATCTGTTTATTATAATGGCAGATATTTAGGAAAAGTTCAATCTGAACTGAACAAAGATACAGGTACTACAATTCCTGATACATACGGTACTGTGTATCAGTACAGATGGATGGTTGACAATAATCATTCTTCAATAAGTTCTGGGTTTACCAATTCATTGACTATTGCTATACAAAAAATATTAGAGATTCATAGAGCAAATAAAACATTAAAAGAAAACTCAAATAACGAAAAAAATAATACAGGTTTTAGAGTAAACACATGGGTAGAAAAATTTGAAACATCTGACTTGCAATATAGAACTGTTTTTTATAATGGCAAATATTTAGGAGAAGTTATATCTGTACTAGATAAAGCTACCGGCATGCCAATTCCTGACGCATATGCAGCAAAACCTGCACCTGGTTGGATATATGGTCCTCCAGAAACAGATGACAAATATATGTACAGATGGGTCGCTAAACTTAGGGTAGATATTACTTTAGGCTACGGTAATACCAATTCGTTGACTGACGGTATACAACAAATAATAGATACTCATAGAAAAAACAAAACAATCACAGAAAATACAGAAGAAGTAACCACAAACAACAAGTACCATGTAGTAAAAACAGATATAAAAAGAGGTAATGAAGAAATTAATAATTTTGAGGTATTTTGTGACGGTAAAACAATTGGTTCAGCGGTAAGAGTATCAGTTGATAAAATAATTAATCCTGTGTATTGGAACGGAAAGTCAACATATAACTGGTATGTACATGGTAAATATATAGCTGGCATTTCTCATGGCTACACTGATAGTCTGCATGAGGCTATTTCTAACATAATTAAAAATCATAAGGTTATAAGTTTACTTATAAAAGTTCCTGCTAACGAAGATAAAAAGCCGTCACAAACTAATAAAGCAGTGAAAAACAAGAAATATTCGACAAAAGTTTATAGGGAAGACCCATTACCAAATGGAGGTTATCTAAACACAATAGAAATATATTTTGGTAAAGAACTTATAGGTGAAATCAATTGGGGTCTTACAAATGATAAAATATTAGATATGACCATTGAACCTCCCTTTGAGGCTAGATTCTTTAAAGCAGATGTTAATAAAATTGATGACATTGTACAAAGATCAAAGAACATTTCTCACCAATATTTCAATAGCATTATTTCTGCATCTAAATGGATAATTGAAAATCATAAAAAACTTTCGACTAGTAAAGACAAAAAATCGTCACCAATGAATGAAGCAATGAAAAATAAGATATACTCAACAAAAGTTTATGCAGAAGACCTAGTATCACTACCAGTATCACTAGAAAAAAGTTATGTAAAAAGAATGGAAATATTTTTTGGCAAAAACCTCATAGGTAGCATTATTTGGTATCTTACAAAAGATAAAACCATAGACTTAACCTTTGAACCTCTCGTTCGGGCTATATTTTATAAATCAATAAAAAACTATGGTAGAGAAACATTGATTAGAAAAGGGTTCGATGACATTGCTTCTGCATCTAAATGGATAATTGAAAGTCATAAACAAATGTTAAAAGATAAGAAGAAATAAAAAATGACAAAAGATACCTCAAACATAACTTATCATACCGAGAAAACAATCTACGAACTTAATACTCGGGGTAGAGATAAAAAAACCTTTGAAGTTATAAGGGTTTATGCAAATTACAATGGAACGAGTCATTTAATAGGTGATATAGGTTCTTATTACACCAACGGGACATTAATTACGGGCTCATACCCTAGTTCTTCAGACACATGGCATTCTTATAGATGGGAAGCAAAAACCCCAAATAATACAGTAGTATATGGCTATTCTAATAATACACTAGACTGTATCAAACTCATTTTGGCACATTTTCAAAATCGTCTATTAAAAGAAAACAAAAAACAAGTCAATTCAAAGCCAATTAAATTTTCAATAACTACAGAATTTGGTGCAGAAAATAGACTAGGAAAAAGTGCAGAAGTTACAAAAGTATGGGCAGATTACCCAAGTACTTCAATACATATTGGAAGTATTTACGCTAATTATGTAGGTGGTACGCTTGACTTACATAGTTTCAATGAAGACAAAACTTATTATTGGCTTATGGGAAAATTTGTAGATACGCATTTTACAGAAGGATTTAGTAATTCAAAAATGGAATGCATTAAAGAAATAATAAAGAATTACCGTGCGATAAACAATCTAGTCGCTGAAAATTCAAACAATCATAAAACTTCTATAAATTATACCACTAAAATAACTAGAAAAGAAAGTTCTACTCATAGTGATTATGGTGAAAGAATTATTATTGTATATGCAAATAATGAACTTATTGGCACTATGTCCAATAATACATATAGAGGATTGGACAAAAATGAGTTTTTTGTAAGAACTCAATTTAAAGGTACCCCGGGTAAAGCAGAATATTTTTTTACCATGACCCACGGCATACAATTTATTATCAGAGTATACAAAAGTAAGTTGGAATTATTTGAATTGTTGCGTCAACAAATTAGATCGGGCAACAAAGTACCAAAATAAAAAAATAAATTTTGATAAACAGGGATAAATACTTTTGACATATACACCGCAAGTGTAATACACTACAATGTATATGTTAGTCAACTCATAGGGAGTTGGCGAATTATAATAAGGTAAAAACAAAGACCATCTTAATTTATAGGAGAAAAAATATGGCAAGTTTAGCAGACATTCGTGCGCGTTTGGCAAAGCAAGATCAAAAGAAAAATCAGCCTACTAAAACGCAATCAGATAATTCAGTTTACCCACATTGGAACGCAGAAGAAGGAACAACTGCAACAGTTCGTTTTCTTCCAGACGGTGATACCAATAACACATTTTTCTGGGTAGAAAAGCAAATGATTAAGTTGCCCTTTAATGGTGTAAAGGGTGACACAAATATCAGGCAGGTAATAGTTCAGGTTCCATGCATGGAAATGTATGGAGAAACTTGCCCAATATTGGCAGAAGTTCGTCCATGGTATAAGGATGATACTCTTAAGGATATGGCAAACAAGTATTGGAAGAAGCGTACATATCTATATCAGGGATTTGTAAGGCAGAACCCAATGGGTGACGATGTTACCCCACCAAATCCAATTCGTCGTTTTATCATCAGCCCGCAGATTTTCACAATCATCAAGTCAAGTTTGATGGACCCTGAAATTCAAGAAATGCCAACTGATTATGTTCGCGGTCTTGACTTCAACATCAAGAAGACTAGCAAGGGTGGATATGCTGACTATTCAACTAGTAACTGGGCTCGTCGTGAAAGTCCACTAACTGAGGCAGAATTAGCAGCAGTAGAAGCACATGGATTGTTCAATCTATCTGAGTTCTTACCAAAGAAGCCCAACGATAGTGAATTAGCCGCTATCAAGGAAATGTTTGAGGCTAGTGTTGACGGCAGGCCATACGACAATGACCGTTGGGGTAATTACTACCGTCCATATGGATTAGACAATCCAAATAGTGGAAATAGTAATAATACAACTACTGTTCCTCAAGTCGTTACTAATACTACTGTAAATAGCAACGATAATGATGACTTACCGTTTGAACCGCAGGCAACAACTGCAACTGTCAATAAGACAGTATCAAGCGATAAGGCACAAGACATCTTGAACATGATTAAAAATCGTAAGAAGTCTTGATTGGCGGTCATTGTGTTTTATATCTACGCCTATCTTAGGTTGGATTATTCACCGTACTACATTGGAAAAGGTTCAGGTAAAAGAGCCTTTTCTAAATGTAGGGGAGAAATAAGACCTCCCAATGATAAATCTAGAATAGTCATATTGAAGGATCATCTATCAGAAGATGATGCCTTTAAATTTGAAATTATTTTGATTAAATTTTTCGGTAGAAAAGACATTGGCACCGGTATATTGAGAAACAAAAGTGAGGGTGGCAGAGGCAATTCAGGTTGGAAAGCATCTGATGAACAAAAATTAAATCATTATATGAAGCGACCTGAATGGAGAAAAATTCAATCTGAGCGATTTTCGGGGAAAAATAATCCTATGTTTAACAAAGGATTATTCGGCGATAAAAATCCAATGTACGGTAAAAAAAGGTCTGAGAGTTGGAAATTTTCAATGACTGGACCAAATAATCCGATGTTTGGAAAGAGAGAAGGCAATAGTCCAAACTCAGTCAAATGCCACACCCCGTTAGGCTGGTTTAATAGTATTCTTGAAGCATCCAAAGCACATAAAGTAAATGAGTGTACTATTCGTCGCCGAATAAAAAATAAAGGTGAATCTTTTAGGGAGTATTACAAATGACTACCGCCGATGAAAGATACCGTGCTATCAAGCAAGGTAAGAAACTATTAGAAGAATTGTGTGATCCAGGAAAAACTCCTAGGGTTCCAGGTATTGTTCGTGAACGAGCGCGTGGTGCATTAAGGCATTATCCAAGTGATTATGAACTAGATACCATTGCAGATAGTTGTCCTGATATGCTTGATAAATTATCGTTCAACGATAGAATATACAAAAAAAATATAATGAGGTAATGTATGACAAAACCGTTTGATATAAGTAAATTTAGAAAAGACATAACAAAAAGTATTGAAGGATTGAGCATAGGGTTTAATGACCCAACTGATTGGGTAAGCACAGGAAACTACACGCTTAACTATCTTATCAGTGGTGATTTTAATAAGGGAGTTCCACTAGGTAAAGTAACTGTATTTGCAGGTGAAAGTGGTTCAGGTAAGAGTTATATCTGTTCAGGTAACTTGATTCGACATGCACAGCAACAGGGAATGTTTGTTGTTCTAGTAGATAGTGAAAATGCGTTAGATGAAGAATGGCTAAAGGCACTTGATGTTGATACAAGTGAAGACAAGATGCTCAAACTTAATATGGCAATGATTGACGATGTTGCCAAAACTATAAGCGAATTCATGAAGGGCTATAAAGCAATGCCCGAAGACTCAAGACCTAAGGTTTTGTTCATCATTGACAGTCTTGGTATGTTATTGACTCCAACTGATGTCAATCAATTTGAAGCAGGTGAAATGAAGGGTGACATGGGCCGTAAGCCTAAGGCATTGACATCACTTGTTCGTAATTGTGTCAATATGTTTGGTAGTCATAATGTTGGATTAGTAGCAACTAATCATACATATGCCAGTCAGGACATGTTTGACCCCGATGATAAGATTTCGGGTGGTCAAGGCTTCATTTATGCTTCCAGCATTGTTGTTGCTATGAAGAAACTTAAACTCAAGGAAGATGAAGATGGCAACAAGATTACTGAGGTACGCGGTATTCGTAGTGCATGTAAAGTAATGAAAACACGCTATGCAAAGCCGTTTGAAACTGTACAAATCAAGATTCCATATGACCAAGGTATGAATCCCTATTCAGGATTAGTTGATTTAGCAGAAACTAAGGGATTGTTAACAAAAGAAGGCAACAGTCTAGTGTATAATACAAAAGATGGACAAGTTATCAAAAAGTTCAGAAAGAATTGGGAACGCAACGAAGATAACTGTTTAGATATAGTAATGTCAGAAGTTATGGCAAATAATACACAGATAAGTAATAATTCTACTGAGGAGGAATAATACAAATGTCTATTGGTATCGTAGCAGAAGTATGGAAGGCAATCAAAACAGAAATCGATGATGCAAACCTACCAGATGCAGCAGAGTCGTTGGTAACTGTGTTGATTGATAATGATTATGAAGCAGACGAAATCAAAAGCGAATTTCGTAGAGATAGTCATGTTATGGACGCATTGAAGTCACATACTTCTTTACAAGAAGAAGAGGAAGAAGATGAAGAATATGACTATGATGAAGATAGTTATGACGAAAATTGGTGATAGATGACTTGGTACAGTAAAATTACCACGGACCTTAGTGCTTTGCCCGATTTCATTACATTTTATGAAAATGAATTGGAAAAAGCCAAATCTGATTGTAGAGTATACGGTAAAGTAGAAAAAAACATAAGTGATTTGCCGGGAATTACCGAACTAAGGTTCAACCAATTGCAAGAGATTGAAGCAGTATTAAACTATCTTAATATTCAATTGCGTAAGTTGCGTAGAAAGTTTTTCCAAAAGTATTTAGAAGGCTATAACAGAGCATTGACAAGTCGTGACGCGGAAAAGTATACTGATGGAGAAGATGAGGTTATCGACTTTGAAGTATTAATCAATGAAGTAGCCTTACTACGCAACAAGTATTTGGGTATCATGAAAGCGTTAGAAAGCAAGAATTTCATGTT